TAAAATTTAATATTCAACATACTGTAGGCGAGCCTGCTCGTATTTTTGTACACGCAATGACACGAGAAGAAGCAGAACGTCAAGTTGACGATTGGTTCGGTGAAGGTGTGGAATGATTGATAAAACTCCCTGGGATCGATTGAAAGAGCAATTTAAACCAGATGGCAAAGGTAGATTTAAAACTACTGATGCTATGAAGATTGCTGTTCAAATAGATAATGAGAGAATCCAATTAGAGAAAAAGGTGTGGGGATTAAATAAAGAAATAGAAGCATATAAGTCTCATCTACGGGCAGTGACAAAACAATGATTAAACCCCTACGTGATGACCTAATGGTGCAACAGCAAGTAGATGATGCCTGGCAGCATTTCGTTGGTGTGATTATGCTGAACCAAACTGGTCGAAAAGCTGTAAAGACCACACTACCCGAATTCCTATATTGGTTTCCCACAGCGTTGGCACTGCTACACGCAGAAGAAGAGTTTGTCAAAAGCATAATCCAGCCCTTGGGAATGCTGAATGTTCGTTATAATCGATTGATTAGAATGAGTCAAGACTACTTGACTTGGGACGGAAATGATGCTACAATGTTATATGGCATTGGAAAGTACGGCAGCGACAGCTATGAAATTTTTTACAAGAACAATTATAGTGTAGAGCCTACTGATAAAGAACTGATAAGATACCTCAAGGAAGAAGTTAATAATGTTTTTGAAACTGCTTGAACGTCTAGGTCGCAAACGTATCATTTTTGATCGGGTGAATAACGAACCGTATCTCGAACGCTATTATCTGTTTCTTAAAGAAAGAAATCGTTTTCCATTCAACATATTTTTACATAAATTTCTTAAAGGTGATCCCGACGATGTTCACGATCATCCGTGGCCGTATGCTACACTAATATTGAAAGGTGGGTACTATGAATATACTCCTAGTTTCGAAAATGGCAAGATGGTTGGAGAAACAAAGCATTGGCGGGGTCCTGGTCACTTCCGCATTTGTAGTTCTAATAGCTATCATCGTATCGAACTTAAACCTGGAGTAACTGCTTGGACTCTATTCATGCCAGGCCCTCACAAACGTGAATGGGGATTTTTAGTCAACAACAAATGGATACAACACGAACAATATCTCAAGGATAGAAATGAACAAACTCAAAATCAACCAGCATGAAGTAAACGGATTAGTCGGCAAAATCTGTAGAGAACTTGCTACAGGAACGTGGAGACCCGATTATATTGTAGGTATTACTCGAGGCGGATTGATTCCTGCTGTTATGATCAGTCAGTATTTTAATATTCCATTACATACATTGAACGTAAGTTTACGTGACAGTGAGATTGGGCCTGAAAGCAATCTGTGGATGGCTGAAGATGCACTAGGCCCACTATCCAAGGATCGTGCAGTTGATAGCGATACTACTTTTAAAAACATTTTGATTGTGGATGATATCAACGATCAAGGTACCACACTTAACTGGATCATGCAGGATTGGCCTAGTGGTTGCTTTCCAGACGATCCGGCCTGGGAAGAAGTATGGAACAATAATGTTAAATTTGCTGTATTGGTAGATAATCTTGCCAGCAAGTGTAATGTTAAAATGGATTATATTGGCATGGAAGTCAACAAAGCCGAAAACGATGTGTGGATTGATTTTCCTTGGGAAGATTGGTGGACTAAATGATTGATTCGAAAATCAAAGTACATTGTACAGATGCAGGCAAAGATTTTGACATGCATGTACTAGGTTACAAGCCTAAAGCATTTTTAGAAGTTGCATTTCAAACAATTAAATTGCGACTGGTCTATACAGAACGCACACGAGCATTTGTCGGTAGTCTAGGTGGACGTGAATTTGTCATTCGTGAAGATGCATTGCCTACAGAAAGAAAGGAATATCAACGATGAACCTACACTATTCATTAGATGATGCACGAGATGCAGGTCAGGCACCATGGGACGATGTTGTACAAGATGATTTTCATGTTGCTATTTTTAAAGACAAGTATCCTGTAACAGAAGGACACTTGTTGTTTGTGCCTAAATACTCAGCTGTAGGTGTTATCGAAGATTGTTTTGCTGATGCACTTAGACTTGGTCAAGAAAAGGTCAACAGTGGTGAGTGGGACGGATTCAATATCGGTATGAATTGGGGGGAAGCAGCAGGGCAAACTGTTCCGTATCCCCATGTTCATTTGATTCCCAGACGCAAAGGTGATATGGAAGACCCCACAGGCGGTGTTCGCCACGTGATTCCGGAAAAGGGTAACTACAGAAAATGATAACTGTACATGTACCATGGAGTCCCAAGGCAGGTAGTATCCCAATTTGGGATGAAATCACTATAAGCATTATAGAACGATTTGGGTTACCTGGGGACAAATACACCACAGAGTTAACAGACAGCTACATGAACTTTCTATTTAAGGATGAGCGTGAAGGATTAATGTGTCAACTGTTGGTCAGCGACTATATATGAAAAATATCTTGATAGTCATTGTAGCATTTATAGCAGTGTTTTTGATTGTTATCAACAATTGGGAAGGAACTCCTGGTAGATATTACAATTGCAGAGATATAGATTTTCTTCCTGATGTACCTCCCCAAGTTAGAACAGAATGTAGAAAGATGATCAAAGAAAGATTAGAGCAACAACGTAAGCAAGAGCGAGATAGGTCAGATTCAATAATATGAATACCTGGACATTAACTGTTGAAGAAGATGGTATATTATCGTTACCACAGGATCTGCTTGATGCTGCAGGTTGGAAAGAGGGCGATTGCTTACATTGGATTGACAATCACGACGGGACTTGGCGGTTAATCAAAGAAGACTTGACAACTTTTATTAATAATGGTATAATAAACAATGACAACAACTAATACTAAAGGCTCATGGCCATTTGCTCCGAGCGATGTTCCGGAGCCAACTGCTGAAGAACTTGAAACACAGCGTCTAGCAGAACAGCAAAAACTTATTGAAGTTCTTAAATTCACACCACGCACATACAAAATTAGTATGTGGGGCTACGGTGGCGAAAAGGTTATGGGCACAGTAGACAAAAAGATTTGGGACTATTGTAATGATAATCAAGTCGACTTATCTGAAATTGCTTGGAGTGATGAAGATACTGTACAAGAAGAAATGGGGCTTGACCTAGACATGCTGCCATTTACACCAGGCTCGTGGTACGAGTGTGACGACATGGGACACATCAATGGTGTGAGTCGCGATGCAGGCACACTTCAAATCGAAGACGAAAATGGTAACACAGTACTGGAACGCTCTCTAGATAGTATCGACGGAACAGACATCGGTCTGTGTTGCAGTGACGAAGTATGGGCAGGATCAAAGCCCAAAGGCACAGTAGTGTTCATTGGTAGCAGTAATGAAAAAGGCACATTCTTTGAAGGCGAAATTGAACTTCGTGCACCTTTTGATATTGAAAAATTAGAATTAAACTACGATGAGTTCGATGGTGAAGATATTATTACCAGCGTAACCTACGACGGTGAGGATATTGACAACTGGGGCGGCAGCACAGACGGCAAGAGTTCAGACATGAACATGGTTTTGATTACAGACGACCAAGGCAATTGGGAACGCTATTCTCCAGAAGAAAAAGATTGGGGTCATCCTCCAATAGGAACAAGTCCAAGTGACTGGGAAAAGTCACCTAAGTTCAAGTTTGCCAAAGTTAAACCTACTGTGGAAGGTTGGTATAGTGCAGTGTGGCGCAACTTCGGAACTACCTACGGTACATTATATTGGAACGGTACAGAATTCGGCGAATGGGAATACGGACAGTTCAAACCGCAGTCAGGAGTTGATACTTGGCAGGGATATAACTGGGACACTGGTTCATGGGTTAATCAGCCACCAGAGCCAGTAGACGCACAATGCAGTGATAAGAAATGCGGGTGGACTGGTATGCGTAGCGATATGCGTGAAGATGACGACTATAACAATCATTGTCCGTTGTGTGATGGCACAGAATTTGAATGGATTGACTATGATCCAGACACCAAAGAAGGTCGTGCCAATCGTAAAAAGTATTGCAAAGAATGGGATCCAGCTGTGTCAATGGACCGAATTGTCAAAGCATTTCCGAATACAGAGGAAAATAAATGAGTAAAATTAAAATAGCAGAGCTGTTCTACAGCATACAAGGCGAAGGACGTTATATGGGTGTTCCTTCTGTTTTCTTGCGTACATTTGGGTGTAACTTCAAGTGTGCTGGCTTTGGCATGCCTCGTGGTGAAATCAGTCACGAGGCTACTGACATTGCGGCCACACACTCAATGATCGAATCATTTCAAACGTATGAAGAACTTCCGTTAGTTAGCACAGGCTGTGACAGCTATGCATCATGGATGCCAGAGTTTAAAGATCTTAGTCCGATGCTTACTTCAGATGCAATAGCAGAACGTATCATGGAAATCTTACCTTACAAGCGTTGGGAAGACGAACATCTTGTTATTACAGGCGGCGAACCGTTACTAGGTTGGCAACGTGCTTATCCAGATCTGTTGAATCATCCGAGCATGACAGGTCTTAAAGAAATTACGTTTGAAACAAACGGTACTCAGAAACTCACACCAGAGTTTAAAACATTCTTACAAGAGTGGAACCAGAATCCTCCATTTGTTTCTAGAGAAGTTACATTTTCAGTCAGTGCCAAACTCAGCTGTTCAGGCGAAGAAAGGCACGAAGCGATAAAGCCAGATGTTGTTTGTGAATATCAAGAAGTTGGTAATACCTATCTTAAGTTAGTTATTGCTACAGAAGAAGATGCTGAAGAAGCTCTAGAAACTCTAGATATATATCGAGCAGAAGGATTCACCGGACATTGTTATCTCATGCCTGTGGGCGGAGTTGAATCAGTGTACACGCTAAATAACCGTCGTGTAGCAGAATTAGCAATGAAACACGGACTTAGGTACAGTGATAGACTACAAGTGCCGTTATTTAAAAATGAGTGGGGAACATAATGAATAAATGGATTGAAAAATTATTTGGTATTGATAAGATCAGAGCAGAAGCTGAACGATCTGCAATCATCGCAGCCGAGGCTGCTGAAACAGCCAAAGCAGCCACTGCGGCTGCTGAACGTGCCACAGAAGCAGAAGCACAGGCTAAACTATCACCAAAAGAACGTGCAACACGCAAAAAAGAACCGTGGGTAGGTGTACTCGAAACACATGTCAACAAAGATAATGTGCGTAATGGCTTTTTTGAGCTTGACTGGAACGACCTTTTTGTGTTAAAATTAAAGCAAGAGGGATACGGTGAGGACGGGGATAAAGACGAAGAAATTATAGATCGTTGGTTCCGTGAACTGTGTGCCAATGTAGTAGTTGATGGTGATTTTGGCGGTCCTGTAAACACAGGCTTAATTGATATTAAAACAGTAAAGAAAGACAATCTATGACATATATCTTAGTTGATACAGCAAACACATTCTTTCGTGCTCGGCACGTTATCAACGGTGACGCTGATATTAAACTAGGCATGGCGTTTCATATTACTTTAAACAGCATTCGCAAAGCATGGCAGCAGTTCGAAGGTAGCCATGTTATCTTCTGCTTTGACAAAGGTAAAGCAGTCATTGACAAGAAAACACAAGAGCCTAAGCCCGCACCTAATCCAGAATGGCTATTGTTCGAAAAATGCATGCGTGGTGATACCAGTGATAATGTCTTCTCAGCGTATCCGGGTGTACGTACTAAAGGCACAAGCAAAAAAGTGGGTCTTACTGAAGCGTTCGAAGATCGTAACAGCAAAGGATATGCGTGGAACAATCTCATGCTTCAGAGGTGGTCTGACCATAATGGAGTAGAACATCGAGTGCTAGAAGATTATGAACGCAATCGTCGACTGATTGATCTAACACACCAGCCTGATGACATTAAAGAGGTAATTGCAAATACCATTACCACTGCTACCGCTGAACAAAAGAATGTGAGTCAAGTTGGTATAAGATTAATCAAGTTCTGTAATCTATGGGATTTGAAAAAGATTGCTGATCAGGCACAGAGTTATGCAGAACCACTTAATGCGAGATACGTCAATGAAACTCAAACTTTGTCAGTATGAAGACACCTGTGAAATTAAAACAGATACCTGTTGGGAGAACACAATGACAGACATACATGCTAAACCTATCATAGCAAATAAATTTTGGATTGTAGAAGCAAATGGCGAGAAGATTGCTACCTTGAGAAAGGATGATGATAACAGATTTTTTATGAGTAATGAGACAGGCGTAACAATTTACGAAACCAAAGATAGTTTAACCAAACAGTTTGGTAAAAAGTTTTTCACTGTAAAGATTGTCAAAGAAGCCGACACAGCATTGCCTAATGAAGTTCATGGGTATGCCACCAGTGCCGAGCCGCACAATGCCATGTTTGACATTCGCAAGAAACTTCCCTTGTTCACAAAAAGCAGCGATTCAAAAAGTTTATATTGTGCGGGTTACTACTGTATAAAATTTGATAAAGGCTGGGTCAAAAGTTTTTGTCCCAAAAAGATCACACTGGAACGATATCCATATAAAGGTCCGTTCAAGACAGAATTAGAAATGAAACAGGTATTGGCCAATGTCACAAAATAATCTGCCAACTACATTACCTACTATACAGAAACTACTACAGCGAATTCAAGTAGCTGAACGTAGCCAGCAAAAAGAAATACGCATAAGTCTACAAGAAGCTAGAGATCTAACTTCAGAATTAGCCCTTATGACTGTGAAGCTAGGACTAACTGTTACTGAAATACACCAAATGCTGGTGGCAATCAAAGAATCTACCACTCAAATAGACGTTAAATTCGACGGCGGACAGTTCTAAAAAAACATAAATATATACGTGGTTAATTAGGAAACACGTATATGAGCAGACCCAAACCTAAAATTCTTTTAGAATATGCTAACAAAGAAACCTACAAGGTTGAGCAGATCCTTGACTCGGAAGCTATCTGGGCCGTGTTCTATAACGGCCAGCCGTTCAACCTCAAAAGCGGTAGTCTGGTAGCCAGCTATCCTGGACCAAAATATAAAAAAGTCTCATTTTCAAATCCAGGACATGCACACAATTTGGCAAAGAAATTAAATCGATTATTCAAGACCAAAGACTTTGCTGTGTACAAACTCACAGCAGGTGAAGAGATTAAGTGACATGAACAAAGATGCCTATACCAAGGCGTTCTTACAGGCAGCAGAATTACCCGTCAATGAAAAAAATATCAAAGACTATAAAGCTGTGTGGTGGTGGAGTTTTAGAAAGAAAGATCAAGGCGGATTAAGATTGACTGAACAGGCCTTGGAATTCATCGAAGAACATGCTAAAATAAAAACTTACAAGATAGAATTTCCCAAAGAATTTGCGTTTACTCCGCAGGTGTTACTTTGGTTAGATAACTACATCGATTCACCATTTTTCGTCAACAAGAAACATATCATTGTCATGAAAGAAAAAGCCGCTTTTGAACTATATCTGCTTAGTGGTGATGTTCGTAAATTAGGACACAGTAGAGCAATGAGCAAAAGACTTAGCCAAGAATCCACCCCCGAATAATCCCCCCGTATAAATATTTTCACTATGTTTGACCTTAATCCAATGGACGTACTACAACAGCGCAAGCTGAAGACTGTGGCTCCACATTTCGCTGAATTGAATATTACAGATTCTGAGATATTTGAAGGTATCGAAGACTGGATTAAAGTCAAGCTCAAGGGCAGGTATTATATCTGCAAAAAACCTGCTCTGGACAAGAGTGGGAATCTTAGATCTTCACATTTTGTAGGATTTGAAGATCAAAAAGAATTAACTTATTTCATGCTTGCATGCCCACACCTAAGGAGAAATTAATGTCAGAAGAAGTTAAAGAACAAGTCGCAGCACCAGCTGAAGGTCAGCCAGGAACAACTAATCCTGCTCCAGAAGCACCAGCAGCACAAGGTCCTGATCTTAACATCAGCGATCTGTTGGCTGTGAAAAATATCATCGAAGTTGCAACAAGCAGAGGAGCGTTCAAAGCAGCAGAATTGGAAGCAGTTGGTAAAAGTTTTAACAAACTAAATTCCTTCCTTGAAGCTGTATCTAAAAAGGAAGCCTAAATGAAAAGCCTTAAACACATAGGTAGAATTCAAAACACAGGTGCCAAAGTATTGGTAGTGTTTAGAACGTTGCCCGGAGAGTCAAACATGGCTCTAGTATTACCTGTAGCTCAACTGCCAGATCAATATCATGATTCAATTATGACTTTGGTAGAAACAGACCAAGCGCAGGATGCATTTGAGTTTGGCGAGATCATGCACATACGCCCATTCCCGGATGGTAGACCTATGTTGCGGGCCATGCAAGCAGACGGTAGATTAATCAAAGTAGCCACTGATGCTGTAATGATGATGCCTACTACCAACGATACTGTGCTGTTAGCTAATCTCAACACACTGATTGCGGAACAGAAGAACTGTACTGTGGACGATCTATGCACATTTGTAGCAGGTGCGCCGTCTGCTAAAGCCGAAGTCAAAGATGTAGCTTCAGTAAACGATACAACTCCTGCGGTTGATACTGATATCCCTGCTCCAGTACGTGCTCAAGCTGCCGCCAACGAAGCATTATCTGACAAAGATATTGCCAAAAGCTATCGAAGTCAGGCAGATGCTATGTACAAAGAAGCGGCGAGATTACGTAAGGAAGCAGAAGAACTCGATCCTACTGTAAAGAAAACCAAAAAGGTAGAAGAATCTGTTGATGCCTAATCCTTTGTTCAAACCTCCTCGACATCTTGTAAAAGAATGGCCAGAGGTTTTTGAAGATCTTTATATGAATACCATGCCTGTGGCCTATCTGGATTCCGTGAGATTAGATTTCACAGATGGCCGGGTATGGGAAATCGATGTAAAGAATGAACTCACCAAACAGACTGCTGACGGCATCGCTGATGTGTTGATCAGTACTCTTCAAGAATACAAAGACGAAATTAAAAAAATAGATTTCAAAGTTGATGTAGAAAGACTTAAAAAAGACATCAGAGATTCGTCAAAAAACATTTTTTAAGTAATATTCTCTGCTATAAGGTCAGCCATTTGTTTGGCTGATCCCTTTCCTGGGTGTATTAAATCTCGAGCTTGATTGTCAATAGACACCCAATCACTTTCTGTATAATGTGCTGTGGCTTCAAAAAAACTTGCAGAATAGTATCTACATTTGTTTTTCCAAAACTCTCTACTAGACATACTTGTGTAGGCAGCAGTGAGCATTGATTGATATGGATTCATAACTATACTCTCGGAAAAATGTTCGCTGTCCCAAGGACCTATGTGTTCGATATCTTGTTTATTGAATACTGTGAATCTATCGATGTTTGTCCATAAATGTATCACAGCATAAGGTGTTGTAAAATTCTTAGCCAGCAACATAGAATTTATAAAAGAGTGTTGCATTGATGACGCACTGACTCCCATGTTTATCACCGGTCTGTTTAATATAGTCGACAGCTGGTAAGAAATTGTTTCATCCTCAGCCAGGCCAACGCCAACAGTGCATGAACATCCAAATATAACCACTGCATTGGGCCAATCGATTGTGTCCCACTCGTCCGCTCTATATCCATTAGAATTACAATTATATCTAACATCCTTAGTTCTATAGTGCCAATCAGATGGCTGCGTTTTGAGATTCTGCTTAAGAAGATCAGGCGAGTCACTTGATGAAAACTTATCAGAAAGCGGCGTCGGAATGTCAAAAGTTTTTAAGACGGTATAATCAAGATGTGTTAACAAATTTGCTTTGAGGAAAGGATATTTGAGAAAATATTCAGGATATTTTTCTGCACCGCTCCAGTTATACATTTCAAGCTCCTATAATAAACTTATGTAGTTCGTGGGCAAACAAATCATGCCCCTTGGCACTGGGGTGGCAACACACTGTTACCCAATGATTAGGTGTGCCTTTACCGTTGAAATCCCAGAATCCCACGTTCTTTATTCCTTCTTGGTTAAGGCATAAATCTATAAAGGTTGGGCAGTCTTGAGGCTTAAACATTTTATCCCACGGCCATTGATTTACAATAGCGTCAAGAGTTTGTTCTTTGTTTTTATCAAGAATCTGCATGCTGGCTGTGTGTTCAACATGCTTGGTTATTTTTTGATTCTCGTCACGAACAATATTCCAACGAATCATATTTTTAAAATCAGTTTGAGTATATGTTCTATCGAAACCAGGAGTAATAATTAATTTTGCGTTTTTTAACTTACACCAGTTCTCTAATTCAATGACATTAGATATTTGTTCTAACATGCTGGATTTTTCGCTGTGTACTGCGGTACCATATCCTTTCCACAATGTTTTACGCGGACTGTCTGGTTGATCTTCGTGCCACGGCCACATACAATGAAACTTGGCGATCTCATTACTGTCGTTACCCAACTCATCACTAAGGAAATCAAAACGCTCAGGGCCGCTTGGCACATAGATTACAACAAGTTCATCAATGTTATGCCAGTCTATCTGAGGATGAAAGTATAGACTCTTAATAGATGCTCTATTACCTTTGCCTTTGAGTCCAAAATTGATAGCGGTATACTCGGAATTAAAATATTTTTTACAAAGCACATTCACAAATGCATTTTTATGTTGCATAAATGTCCAATCAATGTTACCCTTGTTATCAATTCTTAATTCTTTGTGTGCTAACAACAGCTTGGATTTTTCTGCGTCTGTTAGAATAGGTTCCATAGGAACGCCTGTCTTTAGCATAGACCAATCATGTGTTTCATAGATATCTTGATCTATCGCCCCCTGGCCTTCTACAAATGAACAGCCTAAACTAATTATAGCTTTTCGTGTTCTTTTCAACTCACTGTTTATTGCGGCAATCTCGATGTTATGCATGCGCGACTCCCGAAACATAATTCCTCAGCGTTTCAATTGCTTTAGGCATATTAACTGTGGAATTGTCACTGAGTACTTTGAAATTGTGATCAAGAATATCTTTCATTGAAATAAACCATTGAATCTTTTTTTCATTTGACATAGCTCTGATATCTTTGAGTATTTGAATAATTGCATCTAATCTATCCCACGACTCTAACTCGTCGTATGATTCATCTATAAATCCATGAAACGTTTTATATCCCAACTCTCTGAGATATCGTAGACTGTGTTTGTTACCGTACATTATAAACGGATGCCTTGTGGCAATAGGTTTAAAAGTTTTTTCACTGATAAAGCAGGTATTCTCAGCAAACGATGCTTCACTGACAACACTTACCCATGTGTCTAATGTGGCTTGATGGTTCAAGTCGTGTTCAAATAAATTACCCAGTGGTCCTTCAAACCCATTTTTTTCTGTTTCTTTAAGATTACTTCTAGGATACATAGGCAACATATGCTTATAAGAATTGTACACATCCTGATCTAACATCCGTCCATCATAAAATCCTTTGTGGAATGTAAAAGCATTCATGCTGTTGATCCCATCATCAAGTAATCCATTTTTATACAGACTATCAAATAGCCAGATACGATGGGGTCTGGATCTTTTTTGAAATGCGTTATACAACTTGATATCATTGATATTTTTTGTTTTATAGGCAATTTGTTTTTCCGACGAAGGCAAC